AAGTGCAGAGAAGTTTGAATACATTAAGCTCGGAGTCACGGGGGGCGGTTGCGCTGGGCTTGAGTATGTGTTTGATTCTGCTACTGACATATCTAGCGACGAGTTAGTAGTAGACTACGGTAAGATTAAATTTGCAGTAGACCCACAGTCCGTTCCTTACATAAGTGGAATGACAATCGATTGGGTTAAAGAAGGACTTAACGAGTTTTTTAAATTCATTAACCCTAAAGAAGAAAGTTCTTGTGGTTGTGGAGTGAGTATAAATTTTGATATGAATGCAGTGAATAATTATGAAAACCTCATCAGCAAAGGCTAAAGGAAGAAAACTACAACAGTGGTTTGCTAAGTTGCTGGTAGAACAACTAGGCTTAGACGAAGAAGATTTAGAATCCCGACCTATGGGTTCCCAAGGTGAAGACATTATCTTAGGGAAACAGTCTAGACAGATATTCCCGTATAGTGTAGAATGTAAGAACCAAGAGAAGGTTAATGTATGGGCAGCCTATGAACAAGCAGAACAGAACTGTAAAGGTTATGAACCAGTGGTAGTGATTAAAAGAAACAGAAGTAAACCATTAGTCGTAGTAGACGCAGAAGCATTTGTTAAGTTAGTTAAATGAATCAAGAACTCAGCACCCTATTCCCTTTCGGCCCACCCGTTTATATTAGTCAGATAGACCCCAAGTATATTGAAGAAATGGAACAGTCCATTGAGACTGCAACCAATGACGAGTCATTCTCAATGAGAGAAGGTCTTGCTGGAAGGATAGATGACCAATATCAAATTCTTCCTTTAACCAGTGATGCATGTAAAGGACATATCCTTCAGCATGTTAATCAACTCTATTATGACACTGGTGCGCGACCGACTGAAACAGATAGAGTTGAGATAGATGCATTGTGGGTTAACATACAAAGGTATATGGAATTCAATCCAGCACATGCTCATACTGGTATGTTCTCATTTGTAATTTATATTAAAAATGAATTAAGCAGGGCAGAAACCATAAATAATAAGTTCGACAATGCAAGAAACACGGAACTAGCAGGTCACTTACAATTAAGATATGGTGAAGAACAATACATGAATTGGAGTCAATTTAATCACTGGCCAGAAAGAGGACAAATAATAATGTTCCCTTCATGGCTTCAACACTTTGTCTTTCCACACTATGAGACAGATAAAGAAAGAATAAGTGTCGCAGGAAATATAATTCCAGTGGGCAACTCCGAATGAGGAACAATAAAATGAAGTCGTTTAACGAACTCCTAACAGAGGCGAAAGGTAATGACAAACCGTATAGGTTAGTTGTCATTGCTGAACGACGCATGGTCAAGAAGAAAAAGAAGAACTCAGACAAACCCGTAGTTAAGAAACCTTTATCCACTTCCAGTAAGTTATATAACATTGCAAAAGAAAATAAGATTGAGGTTTACTCGTGTAAGATTAATGGTGCATACTTGGAGCGAACCGATGACGGTGTTATAACAATCCACAACGAGGACGATGAAAAAGGATTTGTTATGGACGCTGATACTTTGGTTATAGTTAGAGGTGCAGTAGTATCTAAAGATTCTTATCTTGATTTAATATCCCAATTAGAAAGATATGGATTCCCAGTTGTAAACTCAAGAGAATGTATTGAGGTATGTTCAGATAAGTTTAGAACTTACTTAAGACTTCAAGAGATAGGAATGAATCAACCGAGAACAGTGTTGATACCTAATGAAGAGAATGAGACAGTTCAGCGTGCAGCTGAAACATTAGATAATGAATTCCCTATGGTGTTAAAAACATTACAGGGTGCAAAAGGAGTTGGAGTTCTATTAGTAGAAACCGAAAGGTCATTACAGTCTACCGTTAGTCTTGTCTATAAGATTGACCCGACTTGTGATATTCTTTTGCAAGAGTATATTGATATGGAATATGATGTCCGTGTCATGATTAACAATAAGAAAGTCATTGGTGCAATGAAGAGGAAAAAAATCATTGACGATTTTCGTTCAAACATATCTCAAGGTGCAGACGCCGAAGAGATTGAACTAACCGATATCGAACAAGAAGCATGTCTACGAGCTGCAAAAGCTGTAGGTGGTCAATGGGTAGGAGTAGATTTTATCCCAGCTGGAAACAGAGAGAAGGAAGACCCGTTCATGCTAGAGGTAAACCATTCGCCGGGCACCCAAGGAATATCCGAAGTGTTAGGTGATGAAGTTTGTGAAACAATTATAGAAGATTTCTTTGACAGAGAGACATGGAGAAAGAGTGCAACTGAATGTGGTGTTCTAGAGACCATAGAAGTCGATGGAGAAGCTATGACAGTTAAACTGGACACAGGTAACAACACGAGTGTTTGTGCATTACACGCGGACTCTCATGAGGTCAAAGGCAAGGTTGTTCACTACAAACGGAATGGTAAAACATATAAGAAACCTTTAGTTAGAATGGTAACTCTATTAAAACCAGCAGAAGAAAGACCAATAGTCAAGTGTGAATTAAACTTCTTAAATACTATATATGAACAAGAAGTAAGTCTAGACCAAAGAGGGAAGATTCCTTTTTTAGCGAATAGAGATTTTATGGGAAGAGCTAATCTAATGATTAATCCTACTAGGAAGTTCTTATTGACTAATAAACATGACGACACAGACGAAGACAAAGCCTAAAGTATCAATCCAAGAAAGAATGAGGTTGAAGGCGTTGGACGCTCTAGACCCAGTTGAGATGGAGATTGATAAAGTAATAGATAACCAAAAGAATTCATTTTCCATGTATAAGTATCTCCGTCAATTAGACTATAGCAGTCGTGTCGTTAAATACATGGAAGGGTTTACTAATGGAATGGCAGACGAGATAAGGAATGACGAAAAGTGTGACCAGTTAGAAGAAGCATATAGTTTTATGAGTAAGGCACACAAGAAGAAAGTTCTTAAGTTCCTAGCTGGATTAGAGTCAGACATAGAGAAGTATTGTGAAGAATACAAACCAGTTCGTAAACCTAGAATTAAAACTCCAGCTCAGATAGTAAAGAAACTTCCTTACCTAGAAACATGGGAAGACAAATATAAATCAATAGACCCAGTAGAGATACCTAGGGCAAGACACCTATTCACCTACAACACTTCAAGTAAGAAGCTAACAGAGTTTATTGGTCATTTATCTGTAAATAGAAGTCGTATAACAGGATACCATAAAATTACAGAAAAGACCTTGACAGATTTGACTTTACTTGATAGACTAATAGAAGGTGGTAATATTATTGCTCAAAGGTTTATGGACGAGATACCTAGGTCTAAAGCAAAAGAAGGAAACGACTTAATTACCAAGAATACATTATTAATAAAAGTGATTAAATGATACTAATAGATTTTACGCAGACCATCATTGCTGGTCTCATGGCACAATTAAAACTAACAGAAGGCGAAATATCAGAAGACTTGTTAAGACACATGATTCTGAATTCCGTTAGGAACTATCAAAAACGATATTCAGCAGACTATGGTCAAATAGTTCTATGCACAGACGCTCCGAATCCATGGAGAAGAGATTTCTTTCCATTATATAAAGCAAACAGAAAGAAAGCTAGAGACAAAGACGATAGGGATTGGAAGTTAATCTTTGATACATTGCATACAGTTAAAATGGAAATCAAGGAAAATTTCCCCTATAAATATATGTATGTGGAAGGGTGTGAAGCAGACGATATAATAGCAGTCTTAACACAACACCATTACATAATAGATAATGGTAACCCTTTACTAATTGTTAGTGGAGATAAAGACTTCCAACAATTACAAAGGTATGAGAGTGTGAAACAATGGTCACCTAACCTTAATAAGTTTGTTGAACCATTAGACGCAGGAGAGTTTTTAAAAGAACATATACTTAAGGGAGATAAAGCTGACGGTATACCAAACATATTATCTAATGATAATTGTTTAGACGAAGGTATAAGGCAGACCCCTATGAGGAAACCTATACTAGAAAAGTATATGAGAATCACTATTAAAAATGACGATAAATACTATAGGAACTATTTAAGAAATCAAACTTTAATAGATTTTGATTTCATTCCACAAGAGGTGGCAGATAGAATATTAAATGAGTATTCAAATGTTGAACCAGTTAAAGGTAAAGTATTTGATTACTTAAGAACACATAGATTAGATGTGTTATTAAATCATGTAGAGGATTTTACATTATGAATGAAAAAAGAGGAAGAGGTAGACCAAAGGGTTCACCCAATAAGCCGTTAATGGAGTTAGTCACAGAACGAACTAGACTTCCTAATGACGCAGATGTGTATGAGATACTATGTCAAGCAAACTTAGTTGAAGACCCTGATAAGGCTGCACATGGTATTAGAGTGTATAATGATAGGAACGGTGCAGTGCAAAGAGTATTGCAATGGTACTTTGATTCTAATATCAATAGCACATTACCCGAAGGTGAGACCCCTTATAGAAAGAACGAAGCACCTGCTTCAGATTTAACTGAAACAAGTCTACGGTTCGAGCATAAAATGTTTAAATATTTTGTGACAGAACAAGTCCCACAAGCTCGTAGAGAGTCTATGTGGATAGAATTATTAGAAGGTATCCCCACCAAGGAAGCCGAACTAATGGAGTTGGTAAAAGACGGTAAATGGCCATTCAAAAATATCACAAAAGATGTTGTAGAAAAAGCCTTTCCAGACCTTACTATTAACTAAATACTTATGTCCTCCGAGACTATACATAGAATGCACAGCTTTCTTGTAAAGAAGCTTATCAACGATAATAGTCGTGTAGGACTCCATGGAGATTATTATGGCAACAGATGAATTGAATAGTGAAGTAGGAACCTCTACTTTCGCTGCCCCCGAACCCACAGAACTTGAACGGTTGCAAGAACGCATTAAAAACTTTAGAGTTAATGTGACCCCTGCTGTCGCTCAGTTTTCACAGATATTAATGCAACAAGCCTTAGAGAAACCCACTAAGATTGAAGACCTAGACGCATTCATTACAATAAGGAATGAACTTAAGGAAGGGTTAGATGAGTATCAAGTACAGTTAACTAATGCACAGAACAGAATGGTGCAGTTAACCGAAGAGCATAATCAACAAAAGCAAATGGAAATTGCAAGGGTTCAACAAGACCTTCAAGACGCTCGTAATGTAGAAAGGAAACGAAGGAAAGATGCAGAAGAGAGAGCAAGACAATTAGAAGCTGTCCTTGCATCACATGGTATTAATATCGACCTAGACGGTGACGGACAGATTGGTTTACAAGAAGGTGAGACTGCAGAACCATTAGATGCAGAACAACAGAAGAGTCTTAAAGAATTACTAGACGAGTCTAAGGCAGCTGCAGCTGTAACTACTGTATCTACACCAAGTAAAGCTTGGGAGAGAGCAAGAGCAGTGAATCCTGAACCTTCTGTTTCAGAACAAATGCAAGATGAGTTGGAACCAATAACAACTTCTGTATCTACCGAGACAGTTCCAGTAGTAGATACCTATGCTGATACCTACAGTAATCCTGAAACTATAACAACTACAACATTAGGTGAATCAGGGAAAGAAACCATAACCTTAGATGTTCCCGAAGACGCAAAAGGAACAGACGAGTTCTTAAAGGAAGTTGAGGATTTATCCGAAGAAGATGTAACAGAAGAACCACCTAAAGATTTAGAGGGTCAACCTATCACAGTTGGATACGATGCAAATGGAAGTCCAACAACGGAAACAAACTTTGCTGTTCCACAGTCAGAAACAACCGAAACATTTACTGTTGGAAGTAAACCTATTATTAGTGACAGCAACAATCCTGCTGTAATTCAGGCAGAGGTAGCTAAAGCCAAACCACTTAATGTTAGAATAGTTCCCGAGAAAGAGATTGCAGATTTCGAAGCAAGAGCTGCTGCGTCTCAAATTGAACATGACGAATCAGATGATTTAGAAGCTGCTAAGAAAGTAGAAGACGAAGAGTTCGAAGAAGTTGTAGTTCCTACAGCGTCAGAACTTAAAGGTATGACTAAGTCTAAGATTAGAGCAGAAGCTTTAAAGTTAGGATTTGATACTGTATCTACAAAAGATTCTAAAGCAGAAATGATTACACAGTTTACATTGGCAACAGACAATTTCATTAGTGACCTACAGGACAGTGGTGAGTTTGTTAGTGCAAGTGAAACAGATAGTGAAGGGGAAGCAAATGAAACCGAGAGTGGAGATGATGTCCGAGACGGTGGATACTTCAACTAAAGATATTGTCCGTCAACACCGAGTAGAACAACAATCTAAAATTTATAACGAAGAGCTTCCCTACGATAGAGAAGACTTACTTCGTTTTGATATACCTTGGGACATGGCAAACAAGGTAGGATTCCGTTGGGTAGAAAGTTTCAAAGTAATTCGTGACGATAACTTACTTCGTTTTTCTGTTCTTCCATTATCCGATAAACTTGTATTCTCATCAGACAATGAGCAGTTATGGGAATACCATTGCAAAACAATGTTTTCTAAAAAGGGTGGTGACCCTACTTCCTCACACATATTTAATGGTTCAGATAATGTCTATACTTTATTGTCTATAGATTTTATCCCACAATGGAGCCATGGTGACACAGTAACATATACCTATGTTCCTGACGATGGTAAAGAAGAACGATATCTAGAGGTAAGGCGTGGGTGAGAACATTCCAATACAAGCTGTTGACCAACACGATTTCTTAGAACACAGAAGAGAACAAGAAAAGAAACACTGGTCTAAACAAGATAAAGCAAATGAACTTAATTCCATACTTACGGTTGAGGTTAATACAACTGAACTATGTAATAGGGCATGCGTGTTTTGTCCAAGGTATTACTCTCATGTCTTTCCAAATAGAAACTTACACATGACACCGAAAGGTGCAGAGACTATTGCAAAGGAATTAGGAAAACATAATTATAATGGGAAGATATCTTTTAGCGGATTTGGAGAGAACCTTCTTAACCCTAAGTTCCCACAGATAGTATTTCGATTTAGAATGTGGTTGCCAGACGCAACCCTAGAGTGTAATACTAATGGAGATAAGCTCACATTAAAATATGCAAAGAAGTTATTTGACAGTGGATTAGATTTGCTCTATATAAATTTGTATGACGGTGTAGAACAAATGGAATTCTTTGATAGGATTCTAGTAGACTATAAAGACAAGTATAAGTATAGAATGCACTGGGGTGATTTTGAGAATCACGGATTAATATTAAACAATAGAAGTGGAACCATTGACTGGATTGGAATTGAGGAGAGTGATGTGGAATCCCTACAAGGGAAACCATGTCACTATCCGTTCTATAAAATGTTTGTAGATTGGAATGGTGATGTTCTATTCTGCTCAAACGATTGGGGACGAGAACATGTTGTCGGGAATCTATTGCAACAGAGTCTACACGATGTATGGTTTAGTAAACCCATGAATAAGATTAGAAGGAAATTAATGAAGGGTGATAGGAGTATGTCCCCTTGTAATAAATGTAGCGTTGACGGTAGTCTATTTGGAAAGCCGTCCTTTGATTTGATTAAGGAGTATTATGAAAGTCCTAATAACAGGAAGTAGTAAACTAGCAGGTGCAGTTATAAAGAACTTGAATGGGGAGATAGTTTATTCAAAATTAGATGTTGAAACATGTAGAGTTGAGTCAGACATACCATGGAACCATTTTGATATCTTTATTAACAATGCACATGTAGGATTCAAACAAGCGGAACTATTACATGAGGCATATTGTCAATGGAAAGACGACACCCATAAGCTTATCATTAACATATCCAGTCGAGCTGGGAAACCAAATATCTCTAAAGGCTATTTGTATGCCGCTCAGAAAGCTGGACTTAACCATTTAGCTGACAACCTCAATTATAACAGTGACAGAAAATGTGGTATAATAACATTGAACCTTGGGTTAATAGAACATGACGAATTGCCTTCATTATATTATGATGAGATAACTGATGCTATTAGAGAGCTCATTTTTAATTGGTATACCAATAGAATTGTTCCAACAGAAATGACATTAGAACACCGAGCAAACTATCGAGAAGTACAACATGAGAAACAAGAGTTAAAGGAACTAGAAGAATATTATAACCATATGTTAGAGGTTGAAGAGGAATTCGGCGATAAGGATACATAAATACTAATATGTCAGAAATAGAATACAACGATTTTGGATTTGCAGCCTTAGACGCAGACGAGCTTAAGGTAGTAGATAAATCCATCTCCAGTAGCACAAACGAAGCAAACGCTGTCATTGATAAACTTGATAACTTTATTCGACCATTGTTAGAGAACCTAGCAAAGGATTCAGATAAGGACTATATCTATTGGCCTAACCGTGTAGATGTTATAAACAAGAAAATCCTTGAACTCGATAAAATCCAAGCCGGATTATAATTACAAAAACCCACTTTACACTGCCCTAGGCTTTTTTATATAATATACTCTATATTTAAATAATGGAGTAATGCAAATGAGCTTATACGAAAACTTTAAAGGAGAAGAAGAGAAGTTTGTTCGAATGGGTAGGAACCTTATCACATTATGTGAGAAGAATCAGTTATACCCAAAAAATGATTTAATGTGGAATGCAGCTGTGACTGCTGGTAATAAATTAGTTACTGTAGGTTTAACCTATTCTAGGTTTACAAGTATAGACGATTTGACCTCGAATGAGAAGAAAGCAGTAATATATTATTTAACCAAATACGGCCTTGACCATAGGGCTGTGTCCATGGTATAATAGAGGTATAGTTTTAATAGGGGTCGAAAGACTCGGGTAAGGGACAAGGGTTCTAAATCATCACCAAGTCCACAATTATTATCACGACATGCGTGAAAACTTGAACCCACCCCTCCAATTAACTGGGAGAATTAAATGACTGGACTACAATTTTTTATAGGATTAATCCTTGTTTTAATAGGGGCAATCTTTGTCTATGTGCAGACAGTAATGCTAGAAGAGAGGAAACAAAACAAGAGAATTCCATTGATTTGGGAGAAAGACTTTTGGAATCAGCCTTGACAATGCCTTCCGCTTTTTGATATACTGTATATAGAAATGAGAAAAGTAACAAAAAATATCATGAAGTTAATCAACAAAGTCGGAGATTCACTATCTTTCCTGAAAAATGGAACCAAAAACTCATTAGTGATGGGTGCGGTAGATAAAGTTGGTTTGATAACAGGACTGGTTACGACGCCTTTGATGTGGCCAATCTACTCAGTCCTGAACTTCACCAGTTTTTTAGGAGTAAAATTATGATAAATCCATTTAATGATGTAGATTACAAAGACCTTACTGATTCACAGAAGGCAGCAGTTGATGCATACTATGACAATGCAGATACTAATGACAACAATGACGGTTGTGTCTGCGGGGTAAAAGATTGTCCCGATGCATATGCCCATACAACAAGCGGGTATTAAGAGAATTATGAATGTAGCAGGACTAGCCGGAACCTTGAAAGAGACTATTCCAGCCCCTGCTATTATTAGGGGAAAATTATGACAGCAAAATATACAGATTATATCGGAATGGAGATCAAACAAGGTCTCGAAAAATGTATTGAGGAACCTCAATTCGAAAGCAACTACTGGAACAAACCATTAGAACCGATAATAAAAAAAGTAGGTAAAGTTAATTACAGTGAGTCCAACTATGCAACTGGCCCAATGACTAAAACAATCTTTGTTGAAGATGCGTTTGGTTCTAGGTACAAAGTTACAGTCGAAGACTTAAAACATATTAAAGGACACGGCTGGGTTACTAGCGATGTGTGGAGTAAAATTGACCACCACTGGGATAAGGAAGAAAACGATTATGTCGTTGACACTCCCGAATACAAAGAGTGGCTTAAGAATGCTCGTGCAAAATTTAATAGTAGGCTACCCACTGGTTTCTACGGTAAGAAAGAAAAGGTAGCATAATGGAATTAAAAGAAGCAGTAGATACACTCTGCAAAGATTTGACTAAAGAATACGAAAAGAAATGGCCGAGGTTAGCACTAGACGGTTCTTTCCATGATTATACGGAAGGTAAGAAATACATTCGTATATGTTATAACGAAGGTTCACCAAATGTTTACCCTAAACGGAGTGTTTGGGGATTCATTGCAAAACACGATTTCAAAGTTAAGAACAAAAAGAAAAGTGGTGGAGAGTTTATAGAATTTAAAGAAGGTGATGTTCTAATGGCAGCTGGGTGGAGAACTCCTACATTGAATGCACCAAGAGGAAATCTTTTAAAAGGATATCCAGTTAAACCACAAACAATTTATGGGCCGAGTTATTTAATATGATAGTAGCAGATTTCCTAGGTGGGCCTGAAAGAGCCGACTTATATAAAAAAGAATTTCAAGTTCAAGTGTCTTTCGTAGACTACTTGGTATTTAAAGTGTTTGGTGTTCGTGCTTGTTTAGCAAGAGTAAGCAAGAAGTACAACCAAGACTTCAACAAGGATTACTTCAAGGGAGTTAGACTATGTGGAAAAAAATAAAATCTCAAATGCCAGTTTACTTATACATGGCTATGGCATTATTAGTGATAAGTATTTTTATGTGGGCTACACCCGCGCACGCGGTGAAACAAGATGTAAATAATGATGAAGCATTTTGTCTTGCACAAAACATTTATTTTGAAGCAGGAAACCAACCACTCGCTGGAAAAATTGGAGTCGCTCTCGTAACCTTGAACCGAGTTAAATCAGAACAATTCCCCAATACATTTTGTGAAGTAGTCTATCAAACAAAAGAATATAGAGCCTCATGGAAAACTGGTGAGCTAATTCCTAAGAGAGGAATGTGTCAGTTCAGTTGGTATTGTGACGGTAAGTCAGACGAACCAAAAGACAGTAAGACTTGGGTTGCAAGTCAACAACTTGCCAATCAATTTTTACTAACACAACCTTTCGATTTAACAGAAGGTGCTATGTGGTATCATGGAGATTACATTTATCCTTATTGGGCTCAACACTTGAATGAGACAGTGCATATTAACGAACATATATTTTATAAGTAATGAAACAACAAGAATTAAATTTAGTACAAGATTTACCAAGGACTGGTCATATATCCGATATGGAATTCGCTAAGGTTCTTGATAAAACTGGGAATCATGTAATGTATGCAATGGGAACCTACGAAGAAATAGAAGACTATTGCAAGGGAAAAGGATACTGGGTAGATAAGTATTTGGATTATGTTGCACCGTCAACTGCAAGAGCGGGTGTCGAATATGTTGGCCGTAGTCAAGACCCATACAAATTACAAATAGGATTTGACTATGGAAGTGGAACCCGTAAAGTCGACAATTCTTTCTAGTCTAACAACTCAACCAAAAATGTTTATATTCGATATGTTTTTCGGATTTCTTTTTTTATTGGTTGGGTTTTACTTATGGAGAAACAAAGAGTTTAGATATCCTTTACTTGTAGGTGGAACCCTATATCTATTCTTTGCATTCTTATGGCATGTGCCTTTAGAATGGGATATTTACTAAACCATAAATAATATATTATGCCAACTTATGTATTTTTTAATCCTGACACTGGTGTAGAGTGGGAAGAACTTATGTCTATTTCTAAAAAAGAAAAATTTTTAGAATCACACCCACATATTGAACAAAGAATCACAGCACCTAATATTATAGGTGGTCACGGTGACCGTGTTAAGATAGACGGTGGATTTAAAGATGTCCTTAACAAAATAGGTGACGCGCATCCCGGCTCGAATGTCCATGAGAGACATGGGAGTAAAGATATTAAAAGAGAGAAGTCTATTCAGACTATTAAAAAGCATATGGACAAACAGCAGACGAAGTGATATAATATTATTATGCAAGTGCGAACAACCTTATTAGAAATAACCGATTTAGAAAACCTAGACCTTAAGACTGAAACAAGGGAAGGTAAGAGATATTACATAGACGAAAACGGAGAAGCATTCCCGAGTGTAACAACCGTTGTCGGCTTAGAATCAAGAAAGCAAATACAGTTGTGGAGAGAAAGAGTTGGAGAAGAAGAAGCCAACAAGGTTTCTACCATGGCTGCAAAGAGAGGAACTCTATTTCACCAACATGTGGAAGACTACCTTAAGAAGGAAAAGCCGTTTATAGAGTTTGAGAACATTCTACAAGAAGGAATGTTCCGTGCTGTCAGACCAGTTTTAGATGAAATAATCCCACTTGCTATAGAAGCTCCAATGTATTCGAACACCCTTAAAATGGCTGGACGAGTAGATTGTATTGGAATGTTCGAAGGTCGGTTGAGTATTATAGATTTTAAAAGCAGTGCAAAACCAAAAGAAGAATACATGGCTAAACCTTGGTATCTTCAAATGGCTGCATATGCATTAATGGTAGAAGAACTAACAGGTCATGAGATAGAAGAATGTCTGGCTCTGGTAGCGGTGGAAGGATCAAACTCATTTCAAATGTTTCGTTCTGACTACCGAGACTATATCGAACCCCTAGCTCTTTTGAGAAAACAATATAAAAACTTATATGGAATCTGATAAGATGATATCAAAAAAGGAATTCAGCGAGCAAGTTGAAAGGATACTTGCAAAGGGAAAGGGAAATGCAGATGTAATGTCAGCAATAATTAAAATATGTGAAGTGAATAAAGTAGAACCCGAGAGTGCAAAGAGATTAATCTCTACACCTCTTAAGGAAAAACTACAAGCAGAAGCTGAACAGTTAAACATGATTAACAGGCACACACGAAGTCAGTCTACCTTGAGTGGCTTCTTTACGGAGAAGAAGTAATGGAATATTATACGATAATGAATTTTATAATAGTAAGTATAGTTTCATACTATATTGGTCGTTACATGGCCGTGAGAAATAAGGAGAAAAAATAATGGATAAAGGTGATATTGTTACAGTAGTAACAGTGAGTGGAGAGTATGTTGGTATACTTGAATCCTTAGAAGATGGTAATGTGGAACTTAAAGACCCACGCATGATAGTCCAAACACCCGAGGGTGGTATGGGATTTGCACATGGTATTGCTGTCACTGGAGTAGAGAATCCTGAAGCCACCACATTTTATAATGCAGTATTTGTTACCCCGACAAATGACGGAGTAATTAAAGCACATAGA